AACTAGGAGGATATAATTATGGCAAGAACAAACTTTTCGGGACCAATTAACGTTGGCCGAATACAAAATACTACAGGGACAAGCGTCTCAGAAAACGTGAGAAACGTTGCATTCGTAGAGTGTCACGCTTCTTTTCCTGTAAACCACAGTAATTTTACTGTAACGACTGATGCTGATAGATTAGCTGTGACTGGTTCTAACGGAGCTAGTACGACTTCTGTTACATTAGTGGATGCTACTCTAAACGTACCTGGAATAACTTCTGATGGTGGTTTCGAAGCTGCATCTGTAATCACTTTAACATCCGCTGGTGATGATTCTGCAAGAACTGCAACAATCACTGGGACAGACGTTTTAGATAATGCACAGACAGAAGACGTAACAATGGCAAACGCTGGTGTTGCAACTTCAACTAAAACTTTTAAAACTGTGACTGCTATCGCAATCGATGGTTCAGGAACTGCAGGAACTTTATCAGTTGGTGTAATCGAAACTGGATTAATTTCAGTTGTGTGTAGATCGTTATTTAACGAGTACCCACTTGGTCAGTCTTCAACAACATCTGGCAAAAACTTAGCGAACAATATTGTAATTCCTAAATTTTCTAGAATTAATGATATCAGATTTGTGGTTAACGAGGCTTTTGATACAGCTGGTTTTGACATGCAAATCGGTGCTAACGTTGCACAAGCATCAGGAGCTACTCTTAACAGTTTAGATCTTGATTACTTTGCAGGTGATTCAGACAACGATGTAAAAGCTATTGCTTCCCATCACATACCAGTTGGTATGGATCAATCACTTGCTCAGATGAAAAATTGTTTGAACGTTTCAGACGATGATGCATCTGGTTATGAGATGGACAAAGCTGTTGTTATTTCTGCTAAAACAGATGATGCTTTAACTGCTGGAGAAGGTGTGTTAAACATTTACTGGACTCAGCAAATAAACAACACTAATTAATTAATTTGATGTGGGGCTTCGGCCCCACATTTAAATTTTAAGGAGAAACAAATGTCAACAGACGTAAAGAGTAAAACATTCTTAAACAGTTTATCTGCTGCAACAGCATCAGTGGCTGCACTACAAACTACAAGTGGAGCTGCTAATTTAACTTTAGCAACAGCAGCTGGGACAGGTGCGTTTCATGATACAGACCAAGCGTGTAAACTTACTATAACTTCGGCGGCAGATATTTCTGGAGTTACTTTTACAGTGACTGGAACAGATATCGCAGGTAATGATTTATCAGAAGCAATAACTGGACCGAACGCAACTACAGTAACAGGCAGTAAATTTTTTAATACAGTTACTCAGATAGCTACTAGTGGCACCGTTGGTACAAATACTTCAGTTGGAAACGCTGCAGGAACTACAGGTGGACAAGCTGTGTTAACTGCTGGTAGAACAAGAGTTAGAGGAATGCACATTACGACTGGTGGAACTGTAGGAAATATATCTTATTTTAATACATCACCTGTATCAGGAACATCTTTATTTTCTTTTCAAGTTGCAACAACTACAAAAGATTATATTGATCCATATATTCCAGATGATGGGGTGTTATTTGATGCAGGAGCTTTTATAGATATTCCAGCAGGAACAGCAGTGAGTGTTACTACATTCTTTGACGGCTAGGAGGTTAAATGGCTAACACTACCTCGGGAACAACAACGTTTGATAAAACTTTTGCTATCGAAGAGATAATAGAAGATGCTTTCGAGCGTATTGGATTAAATTCCGTAGCAGGTTATCAACTTAAATCTGCAAGAAGATCTCTTAATATTTTATTTCAAGAATGGGGTAACAGAGGTATTCACTATTGGGAGGTAGGTTCAACCAATATGGATCTCATAGAAGGTCAAGCGGACTATGATTTTTTTAGATCTAGTGATGATGGAACGTCAGCAACAACTACAGATCCGGCTAGTGTGTTCGGAATGTCCGATGTTCTTGAAGCACAATTAAGATCTAACAGAACTCAGACAACACAATCAGACAGTCCGATGACAAAAGTAGATAGATCTACATATGCAGGATTTTCTAATAAATTATCTAAAGGCACACCCAATCAATATTGGGTAGAGAGGTTTATAGATAAGGTTACGATACACATTTATCCTACACCTGATTCTACAAATGCATCTAAAGATATGCACTTCTTTTTTATAAAAAGAATACAGGATGTTGGAGATTATACAAATGCAACCGATGTGCCGTTCAGATTTGTCCCTTGTATGGTATCAGGATTGGCATATTATTTAGCACAAAAATATCAACCGCAACTTATTCAAGCTACAAAATTAGCTTACGAGGATGAGTTTGCAAGAGCTTTAGCAGAAGATGGTTCGGCTTCTAGCACACACATCACACCTAAAGCTTATTATCCGGGAGTATAATATGGAAAAATATAAAGATTATGTAAGAGCAGTTAGAGAGTTAGGTGGAGAACCCATATCAATTGATGATTTTAATTCTTTATTAGGTGCCATGGACATGAGTGATATAATTTCTTTAACATTAAAAAGAAGTGGTAATATTGATAAACCTATGGGTAATTAATTATGGCGAAGTACGCAACAGGTAAATACGCAAGAGCAATATCAGATAGATCTGGTATGGAGTTTCCATATAAAGAAATGGTCAGGGAGTGGAATGGGTCGTTCGTGCATGTATCAGAATTTGAACCAAAGCAACCACAATTAGAACCAAAACCTATGAATGGTGATTCTATATCTTTAAGACATGTGAGACCGGATAGAACAGAGACTGCTGTTCCTAATATTTTACCACTAAACGCATTTACAACTACAAACGGATCTGCAACAATATCTGTTAATGAACCTGATCACGGTAGATCTACCGGCGATACCGTAAGATTTAGAGATGCAAATGTTGTTGGTGGTGTGGCTGCAGCAACAATAAATCTATCTACAGGATACACTATCACTAAAACAAACGATGATAATTATACCTTTGCAACAGCTACAACATCTAGTATAAGTGAAACAGGAGGAGGCGGTTTTGCATCAGCGGGACCGGTGACAGTAACAGCATGATTAAATGGATTAAAAATATATTTTGTAAAATAATTGGTATTAAACAATGTCAGTGTTCAGAAGATATGGACGAACATATGGAGTATTTTACAAAAGTTCCAGAACCAGAAATTCCATTATACACAGACGTTGATGGTAAAGCGGTGAAATGTGCAACACATAATAGGTATAAAAAAAGTTGTCCTATTTGTAGAGAAGCAGCAGGAGTGTTATAATGGCAGGATTAAGCGCATCAGGATTAAAAACTCAAATAAAAAGTTACACTGAAACAGATTCTAATGTTTTAACAGATGCTGTTTTAGAGAACATAATATTAAATGCACAATATAGAATATTTAGAGATGTTCCTATCGATGCAGATAGAAAACAACAGTCTATAAATTTAGTTCCAGGTCAAGAAACCATAAACGCACCTGCTGGTTGTGTATTTATAAGAGCTATTCAAGTATATGATTCTAATTCTGTTTTAACAGGTCCAAATACTTTTTTAGAAAAAAAAGACATGACTTATTTACAAGAATATCAGGATGTAACAGGAACAGCTGCAGCACAGGGTAAACCAAAATATTACGCTATGTTTGGCGGAGCAACTGGAGAGTCTGATACAACATCTGGTCGTATATTTTTTGCTCCTACACCAAATACAAATTATCTAGCTAGAATACATTTTAATGCAATGCCTGCATTATTAGAGAATAATGATACCAATTATATCAGTCTTAACTTTCCAAATGGACTGTTATATTGCTGTCTATCAGAGGCATATGGATTTTTAAAAGGCCCGATAGACATGTTGACTTTGTATGAAAATAAATATAAACAAGAGGTACAGAAGTTTGCTAATGAGCAAGTTGGTAGAAGACGAAGAGACGACTATACTGATGGCGCTGTTCGTATACCAGTGAACTCAGCAAACCCGTAGGAGAATAAATTATGGCAATATCATCAGCAATATGTTCAAGCTTTAAACAAGAGCTTTTACAAGGTAAACACAGTTTTGAATCTTCTGGTGGACACACTTTTAAAATAGCTTTATTTACAAGTTCAGCATCTTTAGGTGCAGCTACAACTGACTATTCAACATCAAACGAAATTTCAAATACATCTGGATCTGCATACTCTGCAGGAGGAGCAACTCTTACAAACTCAGGTGTTTCATTATCTTCAACTACAGCTTTTACAGACTTTTCAGATGTAACTTTTTCATCTGCTTCTTTCACTGCAAACGGTGCAATGATCTATAACACAACAACAAATGGTGGTTCGGGAACAACTGATGCTGTTTGTATAATTGCATTTGGTGGTGATAAGACAGCAAGTAATGGAACTTTTAAAATTGAGTTTCCAACAGCAGACGCAAGTAACGCGATCATCAGATTAGCATAGGAGGCCGATCATGTCGGTATCTTCAGGATGGGGCCGGTTAACCTACGGACAGGCTAATTGGAACAGTGCTGAAACTTTAAAAACAGGTTGGGGTGCACAAGCCTGGAACGATGGTGAATGGGGCGAACTCAAAGACGCAACAATATTTCCAACTGGTCTATCAATAACATCTTCTATTGGGTCTGTAACAGTTGATGATATTAACATAGGATTAACAGGTCAAGAAATTACATCTTCACAAGGAGAGGCTTTCGTCCCTGTTGTTGTAGATGATTCATTATCCATAACATCTTCTCTTGGTTCAGTATCTGTGGTTGATATGCAGGTAGGTTTAACTGGTCAATCTGCAACCACTTCTATTGGTTCTGTGACTATTAATGATATGACTGTCGGTCTGACAGGTCAAGAGGCAACTTTAAGTCAGGGAACAGCGAAGGCACCAAACGAAACAGCGATACTTTCCGGTCTATCAATCACATCAGGACAAGGGACTGCTGAAGCTGTGGTTGATGTCACAATATCACTTTCTGGTCAGTCATTCAGTTCTAATTTAGGAACAGTTACAATACCAAACGATGTGGTATTTTTATCTGGTCAACAAGCAGAATTTAGTTTAGGGTCAATAATTGGTTTAGGTGGGGCCGTGGCTCAACCAACTGGTCAATCAGCTACAGCCAGTGTTGGATCTTTAACCATAGAAGAAGGGCTAGGATTAACTGGTCAATCTTTTAGTGCTAGTGTAGGATCAATAAGTTTAACAGATATTACTGTTGGATTAACTGGTCAATCAATAACATCTAGTGTAGGAGTTGTAGATATTTTCGCATATGGAGATATTGACACTGGTCAAAATAACAGTTATTCTAATGTACCAACAGGTTCTAATGGAACTTATTCAAATGTTGCAACTGGATCAAATAACAGCTATAATGATGTAGCAGCATAGGAGAAAAAAATATGGCATCAACATTTACGCCTTTAGGGGTAGAACTTCAAGCAACTGGTGAAAACGCTGGTACATGGGGAACTAAAACTAATACTAATTTACAAATTATTGAACAAATAGCTGGTGGATTTACCCAACAAGCAGTGTCTGATTCAGGAGATACAGACTTATCCGTGTCCGATGGATCAACTGGTGCAAGTCTTGCTCATAGAATGATTGAGTTTACAGGAACTATTTCTGCTGGAAGAAATGTGACAATACCAATTGATGTTCAAACATTTTATGTTTTAAAAAATTCAACAGGTGGATCACAAACAGTAACTTTTAAATATGTTTCTGGATCAGGATCTAGTGTAGCCGTTGGTAGTGGAGCTACAAAAGTTGTTTTTGCAACTGCAAACGATGGTACAAATCCAGATATTCTTGAAATACCTCTTGGTTTAGCAAACGTGGTTGAGGATACTACACCACAGTTAGGTGGTAACTTAGATGTAAATGGAAACGATATTGTATCAACTTCAAATGCAGATATTGATATTGTACCAAATGGTACAGGTGATGTGGTTCTTGCAGCAGACACAGTTAAAGTTGGTGACTCTGGAGCAGCAGCTACATTAACTTCAAATGGTGCAGGCACACTTACAGTCACAACTGGAGGAACAGAAAATTTAGTTTTAAGTACAAATTCAGGCACAAACTCAGGCACAATAACAATTACTGATGGTGCTAATAATAACATTGATCTTTCTCCGAACGGAACAGGAGATGTAACTTTACAAGCAGACACGGTTCAAATCGGTGATAACAATGCTGATGCAACATTAACAACTCAAGGAACTGGTGATTTAATTTTAAATACAAATAACGGCACAAACGCTGGAAACATAACTTTATCTGATGGAGCTAACGGAGATATAAATGTTTCAACAAACGGAACAGGTGCAATTAAATTTAACGACATAGCATATATCCCTCAACAAGCACTAACATCATCATCTAATGCAGTTGCTTGGGATGCACAGGCTAAACCGAACGCTTTTCATCTAACGACAGAGAATACTACTTTTTCTGCACCGACTAATAATATTGAAGGTTCATTTATCTGTTTAGAAATTAATTATAATGGTTCACATACAATAGCATTTAATACAGTGTTTGAGTTTGCAGCTTCGACTGCACCAACATTTACGTCGGCAGATGGTAAGACAGATATTCTTGTGTTTAGATACAATGGAGCAGTATGGCAAGAAGTAGGTAGAACATTAAATTTAAGTGAAAGTTAAAATATGTACGCAATAGTAGAAGACAATAATATAACACAATACATTAATAATCCTAAATCAGTTGTGATAGGAGATGTGAGATATCCAGCTAAAATTTTTGAATTATGGTCACAATCAGAAAAAGAAGCAGTAGGTATTTATGAAATAATATCTGACACAACAAATTACAAAGACTCAGAATATTATATGAATACATCTCCATCTTATGTTTTTGCAGATGGTAAAGTTACAGAATCTTGGGGAACTGCCACACCAAAAAGATTAGAAGATGAGGACGCAGTAGATGAAGATGGCGAAAATTTTTTAGATGAAGATGGTAATCAAGTAATTAATTATGGTTTAAAAACTGAAAAGAAAAAAGAGATTAAAAAACAAGCATCAGTGTTACTAGCACCCACTGATTGGCATGTTATAAAAGCAACAGAGGTTGCAGATTATAATGTGCCTGAAAACATCACAACATTTAGAACAAACGTAAGAGCAAAATCAAACGAAATGGAAACTCAAATAGACGCTTGTGCTAATGTTGATGAACTTAAAACATTATATGTATATGTAAATACAGGAACAGAAGAAAACCCTGTTTATGAAAGACCACTAGCAGAATTTCCAGAGGAGATTTAATGACTGCTCCATTGATACTTGGAACTAATTCTATAAAAGACACAACGTATGATGTCGATAATTCAGTAAGAATGGATATCGGGAGTAGTGATCATTTTGAACGAACACCATCTAGTGCTGTTACAGCCGAAAGAAAAAAATTTACTGTTTCTTGTTGGTTAAAAAGATCTGTTCTTGGTGGAGAACAAGCTATTATTTCTGCTGGTAATGGTGCTGGTAGTGAAGAATTTGAGATAGTTTTTACCAATGACAATACACTACAAGTTAAACATGATGATGCCTCTTCTGTCGTGCATCAACTTGTAACTAATATGGTATTTCGAGATACAGCATCGTGGTATAACATAGTGTATGTGTATGATAGCGCAAACGGAACAGAGGCTTTAAGAGCAAGACTTTTTGTAAATGGTGTAGAATTAACAGATGCAAATGGTGATTTTTCTACTTACAATCCGGTAGAGTCAAATGAACTTACACCCATGAATGTTGATGAGAGACATCATATTGGTTCAACTTCTTTTGATAGTGGTGGTTCTGGTGCCAGTTTTTTTGGTGGGTATATGACTGAATTTTTTCAAACAGCAGGCCAAGCAAATGTAGCTTCAGTGTTTGGAGAGTATGATTCAAGCAGCCCGACTATATGGAAACCTAAAAATCCATCGGGTTTAAGTTTTGGTACAAATGGATTTTATTTAGATTTTGAAGATTCAAGTAATTTAGGAAAAGATGTATCAGGTAATACTAATAATTTTACAGTCGATAATTTAACATCTATTGACCAATGCACGGACACGTGTACTAATAATTTTTGTACTTTTACAGCAGAAAATCACACTGCATCTAATTTTACTTTAACAGAAGGTAATTTAAAAGTTAGAAGAACTACAGGAACTTCAGGTTTACATGGTAGTTCAATTATGCCTACAGATTCTGGTAAGTGGTATTTTGAAGTAAAAATAGGTGAAGCTGGACAAACTGATAGATCAAGAGTTGGAATAATGAATTACCAAACACAATTAGACAACAGTGATTATACAGGTGTTATAAATACACCTTCACAAGGATTGTTAGCTGGATGCACAACAAGTTGTAAAGTTGGAAAACATTTTGTAGGTGATGGAGGTGGTGCCTCAGTGACTGAATTTACAGCCTCTGGTGATTTTGCTGATGGGAATATAGTTCAATTTGCTATGGATTTAGATAACAAAGCTATCTATATTGGACGAGATGGAACATTTTTATCTACAACCGGTTCAAGTGGGGGAGATCCTACAAGTGGATCTAGTAAAACTGGTGCGATAACAACAAGCACAACTATTATGAACGGCTCACCAATGACTGCTTACACAGGACTTAGTGTTGGGTCTGGAACTGATGTGAGTGAAATGCTTTTTAATTTTGGCAACCCACCATTTGCAATATCATCAGGAAATGCTGATGATAATGGATTTGGAAATTTTGAACATGATGTCCCTGCAGGATATTTTGCATTATGTTCTAAAAACTTAGCGGAGCACGGATAATGGCCTATACAAGTATTGATAACCCAGAAATTTATTTTCAAACAAAGTTATATAATGGAAGCAACAGTTCACAATCTATAACTTTAGATGGTGATCAAAACATGCAACCTGATTGGGTTTGGATTAAAAGTAGAAATGGAAATAGTAGAGATCATTGTTGGTATGATAGCGTTAGAGGTGTAAATAAAAGACTTCAATCAAATACATCTGATGCTGAAGATACTACTTCAGATCAACTGACAAGTTTTGATAGTAATGGATTTAGCATGGGAGTTGGAGAAGCAGATATTAATAGTGGTGGAAGAACTTATGTGGCTTGGAATTGGAAAGCTGGTACATCAGTTTCAGGAACTACAGGAGGTTCAGGTACTTCAAAATCATATAGTGGCTCTGTTAATACTGATGCTGGTATTTCTATTATAGCTTATACAGGAAATTCAACAGCAGGACATACTGTTCCACATCATTTAGGAGTGGCACCACAAGTGGTTCTTTGTAAAAGACGAGGACAATCTGGTCAATGGACAATGGGTCACGAGGGTTTAGGTGGATTTAATAAATTTTTAGAATTAGATTTAACATCAGCCGAACAATCCCAAACAAAAAGATTTAATGATACTGCACCAAGCTCAACTGTTTTTACTCTCGGTAGCGGGTTAGATACAAATGCTGATAATATAACTTTAATAGCCTACTCCTTTGCAGAGAAAAAAGGTTACTCAAAATTTGGCAAGTATGAGGGAAACGGGAGCACGGACGGCCCCGCAGTCGTTACCGGTTTCAAACCTGCATGGGTTATGGTAAAAAATGTAGATTCATCACAAAATTGGGCAATGTTTGATAACAAAAGACCAGGGTTTAATGTAATAAATGATATTCTCTATCCAAATAATGGTGATCAAGAAGAATCAGAAAACAGTATAGATTTTTTATCTTATGGTTTTAAAATTAGAGCAAGTGGTAATGACAGAAATGGTAGTGGAAATAAAATAATTTATATGGCTTTTGCAGAAGCACCATTTGTAAATTCTAATGGTTTACCGACAGATGCGGGGTAACCATGTTACAAAAAATAGGATTTCAACCTGGTATAAATAAACAAGTTACAGAGACCGGAGCAGAAGGTCAATGGGTTGATTGTGATAATGTTAGATTTAGATATGGCACACCCGAAAAGATAGGTGGTTGGAAACAATTAGGTGACGATGCTTTGACTGGTGCTGGCAGAGGATTGCATCATTTTGTAAATAGTAAAGCTAGAAAATATGCCATCATTGGTACAAATAGAATCCTATACGCATTTTCTGGAGGTGTGTATTACGACATACATCCTATAAAAACAACGACAACGCTCACAAATGCATTCACCACGACTAACGGATCAACATCTGTTACAATAACTTTTAGTGGAGATCATGGTATATCTGAACAAGATATAATTTTATTAGATAACTTTTCATCTATAACTAATTCTAATTTTGCAGCGTCAGATTTTAATGATAAAAAATTTATGGTAACAACAGTTCCTAATAGCACAACCATTACAATCACAATGCCATCAGCAGAATCAGGATCTGGTGCAACAACATCAGGTGGGATTAGAGTACAACACTATTATCCTGTAGGACCAGCAGTACAGGCAAAAGGTTTTGGTTGGTCTCTTGGAACATGGGGTGGTGAAGTAGCAGGTGAGCCTACGACAACTTTATCTGGAGCTATTAACTCTTCAACCACAACAGGTATTATACTAGCGGATGTATCACAGTTTCCAAATACAGGAACAAACTTTATAAAAATAGGAACAGAAGAAATATCTTACACAGGTATAAGCGCATCTAATGAATTAACAGGTGTTACAAGAAATGTTAGAGGCACGTCACCTGATTCACACGGTGCAGGAGATACGGTCACTAGCACTACAAACTTTGTGGCATGGGGTGAGGCAGCATCTGGCGACTTGGTATTAGAACCAGGTATGTGGTCATTAGATAATTTTGGTGACAAAGCGATTTGTCTTATTCATGATAGCGCTGTATTCGAATGGAACTCTGCAGCAGCAGGTGCAGAAAACACAAGAGCAACAATCATATCCGGTGCACCAACCGCATCGAGACACATGTTAGTTTCTACACCAGATAGACACTTGGTATTCTTTGGAACAGAGACAACGATTGGTGATACGTCAACACAAGATGACATGTTTATTAGGTTCTCGGACCAAGAGGATATTAATACATATACACCTACAGCAACCAATACAGCCGGAACACAGAGACTGGCCGATGGATCACAGATCAGAGGAGCTATCAGAGGTAGAGATGCAATTCTTGTTTGGACTGACACTGCTTTATTTACACAACGTTTTGTTGGTCAACCATTTACGTTTGCGTTTGCACAAGTTGGAACACACTGTGGACTTGTTGGACAGAATGCTTGTGTTGAAGTTGATGGTGCTGCGTATTGGATGTCGGAGAATGGTTTTTTTAGATATGCTGGTAAACTAGAATCTTTACCATGTTTGGTAGAGGATCATGTTTATGATAATATAAATTTAGAATCTGGTAATCAGATGGTATCTGCAGGATTAAATAATTTATTTGGTGAGGTTATGTGGTTTTATCCAACAACAGGATCTAGTGTTGTAAACAGAATGGTTTGTTATAATTATTTTGATTCATCACCACAAAGACCTGTGTGGACCGTTGGCACATTAGCTAGAACTATGTGGGAAGATTCCGCAGTATTTGGTAGCCCACATGCAACAGAATACACCGCAGGAAATGATTCATCTTTTGATGTGGTGGGAAACACAGAAGGTAGAACAATATACTATCAACATGAAACAGGAACCGATCAAGTTCAAGGTGGTTCTACAACTGCAATAACCGCAAACATATCATCTGGAGATTTTGATATTAGTCAAAGAAGAAGTGCATTAGGTCAAACTACAGGGACTGCAGACCTTAGAGGAGACGGTGAATTTATAATGAAGATAAGAAGATTTATACCTGACTTTATATCTCAAACTGGTAACACACAAATCACATTACAATTAAGAGATTTTCCAAATGATAGTCAAGCTAGTTCTGCACTTGGACCATTTACAGTATCTTCGTCTACAAAAAAAGTAGATACACGTGCAAGAGCAAGAGCTATTGCATTAAAAATAGAAAATACAGCTGTAAGTCAAAGTTGGAAATTAGGAACATTTAGATTAGACATACAACCGGATGGACGTAGATAATGGCAAAGATAGTACAA